TGATCTGTAGGAACGTCCGCAAATGCTTCAAATTTATCTTGTCCTTGTGTTATTGCTTCATTTGCAAATGCTTGACGTTTTTGAAATTCTGTAAGTTCACTTGCTGCAACACCAAGCTCAGAAGCATACTTTGCTGATGCTTCTTTTACACGAACAAATAAACCAATCTCATCTAAAAGCTCTGGTTCAACTTTAATAACACCACGAAATATTCTATCAAGTGCATCGCCCATAGGTCTACCAAGTGATACAGCAGCATTTCGTGCTACTTCACCTAAATCTTTAATTGATGATGAATCAAATCCTGCACTTAACGCAAGAGAGGTTGCTCTCATACTTTCTGCAAGATCCATACCAAAACCAGATACCTTTTGTAGTTCCATACCTATAACCCGTACAGATTGACCTGTAACTTTTTCTAAAGTTACCATTGATTGCATGAGAGTATCAGTTTGAGCGGCTCTTGAAAGGACTCCAAAAGCTGCACTTAACGCAAATACGTTAGCTGCTAATAAGGCATAGGCACGGACAAGACCACCGGCACCAGTACCGCCGTCCATAGATCTTGACATCTTTGAGAAATTTTTTGCAGCAGGAGCAGTTTGTAATACTGCTTGTTTTTCATGATTATAACGAGCTGCATCTGCTTTATGTGCACGCTTACTAGCTTTCGCTTGATTGTCTAATGACTTAGCGTGTCTATCTGTCTGCTGGGTGGTTTTCTTTAGTTTTGGACCGCCCTTAGCATTTATTTCAATATCTATTTTGGTCTTTTTTGCCATTTATTTTTTCTTAATCTTGTCCATCTCTGCTTTGATGTGACGCTGTGATTGTTCTATTCCTTTACTTTCTAAAAATAGTAATAAATCAAACAACCAATCTTTTTCGTGTTCTTCTACATAATATTCTTTATATAGCAATTCTAAATTAGTGTAATCTTTTCCTACAAAACCTACATCACCATATACACGATTACCTAAAGAATTATGTATGTTCATTGCGGTATACACACTTTCGGGAAAGTCGTCTAAATCTGGTGGACATCTTTCCCAATCTATTTCTTCACCAGTCTGCTCACACATTCGCAAATACTGGTCTTTAGTCATACCTATTTCATCATGTTTTAGGTATAGCTCTAGCTTTTCCAGTATCCTTTCCTTGCTCTGCTGTACGAAAGTGTTCTAAATCAAAGACTACCTCGTTGAGCCAATTATCAAATTCGTTTGAATTTTCTACAAGAATCATTGCATTATCTTGTGTATATTCCATTTCACTTTCTGGATCATTGTCTTTAAGATCAACTAGTAGTAAATCTTCTAAGTATTTTAGTTGTAAACCTTTCCAACCTTTTACAGTTGCGTGTGTAAATTCTTTTAAGAACTTATCATCGTCCATTACTTCTTCAAAAGCTCTGGTTTTTCGGTTAAATTTATTTGAGGTACACTTCTTTCTAAGTGCAACAAGTTCTTTTCGGGAGAGATTCGCCAGTTCGACTTCAAATCCATCAAGACCAGGAAACTCAACCCAAGTAGTTTTACTATCTACTAATAGGGATTTTAGTTCCATTTTATTCTCCTATGAATATTGTGTGATTATACTACTTAATGCACTATTATCAAGCGATCTAAAATCATAACTTTGACTGTATACTTCGCCAGGTTGTACTCTTGCTGTATACATACAAGGATTTATAGTTAATTGAAAGAAAGCAGTAGCATTACTTGCATTTCCTACTTCTATTGCTTTTAATATTAAAGTACTATCAGTATTAAAATCATCAAATTGTGTGACATTATTGTCGGTTTGGTATTGACGTATTTCTCCCGATATAATACGCTTACCTAGTGTATATGTTGTTGGAAACATTGCATTACTAGAGTCTGTTACTTCAAGGCTATCATTAAGAGTTTCGTAGGGTGTCCATGCTATCTCATTTTGAAGTTGTAGATTACAGCTTATAATACTGCTCATATTTAAACTATCTATTTCAATAACTGGATATACTATGAGAGGATTTCTCGTGGCAGACTCAGATTGAGCACTGCCTGGGATTGAAAATGATTCATCTCCTGCTCTTGTTAGTTTTTTACCCTGTCCTTCAACTCTCATTTGAAATTGGTTCTCTGGTACAAAATCAAATGTAGCTCCTGTAATAACAGCTCCTTCTAATTTAAAAGTGCTGCTTCCAGTTTGTACGTAAATATCAAATGATTTAAGTTGCTGTGTTTCTATATCAGCTTCTGCTGTAGCAACTAAATCACAAGCTAAGTCTACCATTATAGACTCATCTTTCTCTGTTGTTAAAGGTATATCAAAACTAAACGTAGCAGGGTTTGCTTTTGTTATGCTTGAACCTTCAAACATTTTTGATTGATCGTGCAAAGTCTTTACTGAGTACGCATCTTCCGCAAATGTTTGATTAAAAGTGATGGCGGAAGTAGTATATATTCTATACTTATTCCCGCCATGCACTATGTATAGCTTACTCTCGCGAAGAAAACTATAAGACATTTAAGTTACCTAGGCAGCGTTTGCTCTATGCGTAGTACCATACTTAGATGTTTCACTATGCGTAGTAGAGCCTAGATATTTAACTTTCATTTCATCACCTGTTAACAGGTCTGTTCCGTGAGCCGCGAACTCTACAGAAGCTGAAATTAAGTCACCGACTTCGATAACTGGTACAGTTAAGTGAGCTTTTGGCATATTAAATTCTACACCAGGTGCTGTGAAGTCATTCGCCTCCATAGCGTCACCGTCTGAACCAACCGATCCAGCTACACCCATGTACAAACGCATATCAAACACGTTGGTAACAAGGTCAGTTGCAGCTGCCAAGTCAGTAAGTAATTGGTTTGAACCATTAGATTTTGTATCAAGATACATGGTTAGTGAACCACTAATAGTTCTGGCTCCTGTAAAGGAACCAATTGGTTTGTCAACAACACCAATAGTTTCTGGAGTTACATATGTAACGTTGTTTTCGATAGTAATACTACCGCCAGTTATATTGATATCGTAAGTTCTATTGTCAAGTCCGCCTGAACTTGCACCACCACCTTGTGCATCTGCATCAAGATAGAGACTAGAAAGTTTGTTTCTCAAGTAATCTGCATCACTTGGGCCAGTAGTATCGGCATAGTTAAAGCCCTCTACATATGTATCAGTTGTGCCACTAGAATGTGTTAAACTAGCACCATCAGCGTCATACGCTTCAATAACATACTTAGAAGGATCATCATACGCTTCTGTTACTTGGTCAATAGTAGTTGCACTACCAGACCAGGTAATCTGTGCAATACCGTCAATTGAAAAATCGACTTCACAAGTTCCGATTTGAGCTTCATTTAGACGATAAGTTGTATTCTCTAGTGCGAAATAAATATTTAGTTTCATAAGTTCGTGGACATCAGATTCCAAGAAGTCAACTAGGGCACCATTTGCTGAACCAGTACTGGTAGCTATTGCTGAACCAGTAGCATCTGATATAGCGGTACCTGCTAATGCACACCATAGTATATTTTCAACCATGTCAAAAGTTCCATTAGCTCTGTAACTTGCTGAACCATGAACAAAAGGTCTTACATAAGTTGCAAAAGACCATTCTGCAGGTGGTAACGCGTCGTTGAATCTTTTAGATCCACGGTTTGGCGATGAACCTGCTTCGTTGATGGTTACATCTGTGGATTCACTTCCTTGAGAGAAACTATACCCATCTAATACACCTATTCTGAAACAGTTTGCGTTTACACCGTTTCCAACAAAACGTCCTAATCCTGCCCTTGCTCCGTCAGCTGTAGTTGTTCCAGTAACTGTTTTAACAGTAACGATTAGTCCACTAGCGCCAGAATTATTAGTTCCAGCATAGTTTTCTACAGCCGTTTCTGTTGCTGTTTCATCTGCAACAAATCCATTACCTCTAAAGTTGTTTGGAATTGCTACAGTTTCTACGGCACCTGAGCCTGAGATAGAGAGAACTGTACATTTTGCGTTTGCTCCTGAACCAGAAGTAGTACCTAGAGTAACAATATCACCCACAGCATAGCCTGTACCTTTAGTACTTACATATGCAGTAAGGATACCGCCACCGGCAGTAGGGATTCCGTTTACTGAGCTTACAAATACTTTCGTATTACGTGAAAGATTTAAAGCCATTGCTTTTCTCCTATTTCTTCTTTGAAAGTACTAAGCAAGATATTTATCTGCTTGTAATTTCACTTTTAATACCTAACTTGTATTGCTATTTCACCTAAACCTAGTGGAGATAGTACTCCTTCGTCTGTTGAAATTGTCAATATAGTTGAGGAAGTTGTTTTGAGGCTTGGATCGACTGTATCGTCGTATACCAAAACATCGTTATTATCAATAACTCTTTCGATATCTTCTAACAAAAGAGCTAATTCTTCTTGCGGATCCGTCTCATCAGAAACATATATTCGTATTTCTATGTTTAAGAACCGCCATTTAAAGCCGTCGGGTTGATATTGTCTTGATTCGTCTCCTGCTATCACACAAATTGATGGAAATTGTACTATTTCATCTATAAATTGTGTATACCCGTGTACATTATTTGAGACATTTGAGTTGTAAGGAGATTGTCCATTTAGTTTTAATTTTATTTCATCGACAAAAGCATCAACTATCTTTTTTCTTTTTGTTCTATATTCTGATGCCATTATACTCTCCTAACTGTAAGTTTTGTATCTATTCTTCCTTCTGCTAAATTTCTTATACTTTTGGCTATTAGCGGCTTAGGGTTATAAGCTAATGGCCATCTTCTTTTGCCTGTATTTTCAAATGTTTGATATGGACTTAATAAGTATGTATACTTTGCCATTATAGTATTTCTTCCTTCTACTAAACTTACTAGTTGTACTGAATTTGAAAATCTACCTGTTCTATTCGTAAGGGCAGGTGATCCCATATTTCTTCTAACTTCTGCGGGTAGCCTACTTTGAATATATTTTCTAAGTTTTGCTAACTGAGCAGCTGTTTCCCCGCTGTTTCCTGCTGTTCCTTTTTCTTTACTAATTTTACCTGCAACAAGAGTAGATCGAATTTGTCTTGTTTTAGGTTTACTTTTTACTTTTCTCGTGGCAGTTCTTCTTCCACTTTGTGTACTATTTTTAGGTTTCTTTGGTCTACCTCTAACTTTGGCTGTTTTTACTTTTGTATATGCTTTAGTAATTTTTCTAACAGCATTATCTGTTGCTTGTTCTGTAAAAGGTTTACTACCTTCTAAGTCTTCTAAACCTTTAGCCGCCGCATCATCTATAGCTTTGTCTAAGGCTTTTAAAACTCTATCTTCCCATTTTTTACCTAAATCTGTTCCTGCTAACCAAGGAGGATTGTCTCCTGCTAATTCGCCTTCAACTACCCAAATTTCTTTGCCATCTCCAAGAAAATTTTTATCTCTTGTCCATTTTATATTTAGTCGTGATAGTACTGCATCTGCTACCCCTAAACTTTCTTCTCCAAAGATACCACCACCGCCTGGGTCTGACTCTTCTAAAAATTGAATTAAACTTGCCTTTGCAACGTTAGTTTCTTCATCGTGAGAAATACCAGTATCAATAGCTAGTTGTCTACCATAAGTTTTCCCACTACTTGTCATATCTGTCCAACCAGGCTTAGTTACACTCATATCATCTGGTGACCACTCTTTCCAAATTTGCCATCTATATTTACTAGTAAGATCTGTTATTTTTGCGTTATCTGCATTATTTGCTTTATCAAACATAACTATTGTCATGTCAAAATTTCTGTAACCACTAATTACATTATTACTCTTTTCAAACCCCGGTACATGCCTTTTAGCAATCCATGTTTGTCCAATGTTTTTTGCTAAGTTTATTATTCCTGATTCTGATACTATGCCTGTGGTAACATTATTTGTACTATTCCAAGAATCATTTATACTTTGTGCAAAAGCTTTGCCGAAGGTATTATAATTTATTCCTATTACATGAGCAAAAGTTTCATAAGTCTTATCTCTTAGTGCTTCTGCTTCAACT